CGAAGGCCCGCTGCGAAGAGAGCTGTACCGAAAGCATCTCGAGTTCTTCGCGGCCGGAAAAAGTCACGCCGAGCGGCTGATGCTGGCCGCAAACCGCGTCGGAAAAACTGAAGGCGTCGGCGCCTACGAAACAGCGCTGCACCTGACCGGCCGGTATCCCGCCTGGTGGCCAGGCCGCAGGTTTTCGAAGCCGATCAAGGGCTGGGCCGCCGGCGAGACCAGCAAGACCGTTCGAGAAATCATCCAGGAAAAGCTGCTGGGCCCGATCGGCGCGTTCGGCACCGGGATGATCCCGGGCGACGCGATCATCGCCGAGCCGAAGCGGAAATCAGGTGTTCCGGACGCGGTCGAGATCATCTACGTCCGGCACGTGTCGGGCGGAATTTCCGTTCTGGTGCTGAAGAGCTACGACCAGAAGCGGGAATCATTTCAGGGTTCCGAGCAGGACTGGATCTGGCTCGACGAAGAACCGCCTGAGGACGTAATGACCGAGTGCGTCATGCGCACGATGGCCACCGGCGCTTTTGCCGGCGGTTGCGTGGCGCTGACGTTCACCCCGATCAACGGCTGGACGGAAGTCGTCGAGCGGTTCCTGAACGAGCAGGACCGGCGGAAGGCCGGCCGGTACGTGGTCACGGCGACGTGGGACGATGCGCCCCACCTTTCGCGGAGCGAGAAAGACCGGCTGTTCGCCACGCTGCCTCCGCACCAGCGGGACGCGCGTTCGAAGGGCATTCCGGCGCTCGGGAGTGGCGCGATCTATCCGGTTCCCGAAGAGGACTTCGTCGTCGCCGATTTCCCGATTCCGGACCATTACCCACGTGCTTATGCGCTGGACGTGGGCTGGAACCGCACCGCGGCGCTGTGGGGCGCCCTGGACCGGGAAACCGACACGCTCTACCTCTACAGCGAGTATTACCGCGGCGAGGCGGAACCCTCGGTGCACGTGCAGGCGATTCAGGCCCGCGGGAAATGGATCCCGGGCGTGATCGACCCGGCGGCGCGCGGACGCAGCCAGGTGGACGGCCGCCAGCTGCTGCAGATGTACCGGGACCTGGGGCTGGACCTGACCCCAGCCGAGAACGCTGTTGAAACGGGAATCTACAACGTCTGGCAGCGGATGAGTTCCGGCCTCCTCAAGGTGTTCAAGTCGCTTTCGAACTACCTCGAGGAACGGCGCCGGTACCGGCGTGACGAGCACGGCAGAGTTGTGAAGGAAAAAGATCACCTGCAGGACTGCAAACGATATCTGGTCTCTTCCGGAATCGATCGCATGATCACCAAGCCGGTCGAAGAAGAGCCCGAGCCGTTGTCGCCCTACGGCGGCGGCAGTGGATGGATGGCATAGCCCAATGAGAACCTCCATGAAAACTCGCCGCCGGCATCCGGTGACGCAGGGCGAGAAGCTGCGCAGTCTGGCCGCCTGTCTCCGCACGCGCGAAGACCTGGAACAGGCGCTCGAAGGATTCAGCGCTCCGGAGCGCACGGCGCTGCTGGCCGGTCTTCTTCCCTATCTCAAATTCGAGCTGGCGCATGACTGAAGAGAAACCCGCCGCAACCAAGCGTGATGTCGCAGCGTTCCTCGGGACGATGCGGAGGCGCTTTACCCAGGACGTGGCCGATGAAAGCGAGATCCGCGAGGAGGCTCGCGAGGACCTGCGCTTTCTGGGCGGCGACCAGTGGGACGAACAGACGCGCAAGGAACGCGAAGATGCGCAGCGGCCGGCGCTGACCTTCAACCGCCTTCCGACCTTCACCCAGCAGGTTGCCAACGAGGCCAGACAGAACAAGCCGCAGGTCAAGTTCAACCCGGTGGATGACACTGCCGATCCGGACACAGCCGAGGTGATTGAGGGCCTGGCGCGTCACATCCAGTACGCCTCCAAGGCGGGCGTGGCTTACGAAACCGCGGTGGTCTACAGCTCCGGATGCAGCTTCGGCTTCTTCCGGCTGCTCACCGAATACTGCAACGACGGCCGCAGTTTCGACGATCAGGAGATCCGGTTCGCTCCGGTTCTCGATCCTTTTTCGGTGTACGGAATTCTGATTCCGCGGTGCCTGGGGCAAAAGCCCGGGCATGCGTTTGTAGTCGAGAGCGTCACCCGGGAAGAATATCAGCGGCTCTACCCGAAATCGGAGCTGGTCTCGATCGGCTTCGACGCTGGAGCGCGAATCGCTGGCGACTGGGTGGGCGACCGGGTGCGCATCGCCGAATACTGGTACATCGAGCCGCACGATCGCACGTTGCAGCTGCTCTCCACCGGGCAGATGGTCTACAGCGACGAGTACGACCAGTTGGCGGAAGGCGTCACGGTAGAACGAGAGCGGAAGGTCACCGAGGACCGCGTCAAGTTCTGCAAAACGAACGGCGTCGAAATTCTCCCGGACACCGAGACCGAATGGGTGGGCAATTCGATCCCAATTTACGCGGTTTTGGGAACGCAGCTGATTATCGACGGCAAACCTCTACTGTTCAGCCTGATCCGTTTCATGCGCGATCCGCAGCGCCTGGTGAACTACTACAAGTCGGGGATCGCGGAGCAGATCGGGCTCTCGAATCGAACCCCTTACGTCGGCTACAAGGGCCAGTTCAAGAGTCCGGCCTGGCAGAACGCGAACAAGGCCAACTACGCATTCCTCGAGGCCGAACCGGTTATGATCGGCGGCGCCGTGGCGCCGCTCCCTCAACGCCAGCGATTTGAAGCGCCGATTCAGGCGCTCTCGGTAGCGGCCGCCCAGGAGATCGACGATCTGAAGTCGATCGCGGGGATCTACGACGCGTCGCTGGGCAACCAGGGAAACGAGACGTCAGGGATCGCGATTCAGAAGCGCCAGCAGCAGAGCGGCCTAACCAACTTCCATTTCCTGGACAACCTGGCGCGCGCGCAAGAGGAAGCCGGGGACGATCTCGGCTATATGATTCCGCGCGTGTACGACACGGCGCGCACGATCCGCATTCTCGGGGAAGACGAGACGCAGCGCGTGGTCAAGGTGAACACGCCCTATACGGATCCGGAGACCGGCAAGCCGGTGCGCTACATGCTGACGGCCGGGAAGTACGACGTGACGGTCTCGATCGGAGCCAGCTACACGACCAAGCGCCAGGAAGCCGCTGACCAGACCGCCCGCGTGATTCAGGCCGCTCCGCAGCTCATGGGTGTGATCGGCGATGTGTTCTTCCGAAACAGCGACACGGCCGGCGCTGACGAGCTGGCGGACCGGGTGAAGAAGTGGATCAACATGCAATCGCCCGGCCTGATCGAAGACGACAAGAAACAGGCCGAAATCCCGCCGCAGGTGCAAACGTACCTGAAGCAACTCGAGCAGCAGCATCAGCAGCTGGCCCAGGAGCTCGACACGCTGACCGAAGAGGTCCGCACCAAGAAATTCGAGCTCGACAGCAAAGAGCGGATCGAGCAGATGCGCCTACAGCTCGAACGCGAACGGCTGAACGCGGAAATCCTGCTGGCGCACGAAAAGATGGGCAGCCAGGAAGCGATCGTCCAGCTCCAGGCGCAGCTTGAGCTGATCCAGGCCCAGATCACCCGCCAGGAAGCGCTGATCGGGCGCGGCGCGGCGCCGGGCATGCCGGAGCGGCCGGAAGCCCCACAGAGCCCTGAAATGGCGCTGCCAGACCAGGCGCAAGGTCAGCCGCAGCCGGCGGCCGCGCCTAGTGCACCGCCCCCGGCCGGCGAGCTCGGGCCGGAGCAGCAACCCCAGTTCTGATTCACGGCCCAGCGGTGGGCCTCATACGCCGCGATGATCCATCGGAGAAAAACGATGCCAGACGAAGCAACACCTACGCCGGAAGTGCAGATCCCGGAAGATTTCGCCGCCTTCACCAAGTGGCGGGAGACCGGGAAGCTGCCGGAAGCGGCCGCGGGCGGAGAGCCCGAAAAGAAAACATCCGAAGCCCCGGTGAAGCCGGCGGCGGAAACCGCACCGGAATCGGAAACCGGAAACAAAGAGCAGGAGACGGAAGAGGACGATAGCCCGAAGGGCCTGAAAAAGCGTTTCCACAAGCTGACCTCGAAAATCCGCGACCTCGAGGCGAAGCTGGCCGGCCAGCCCGCTCCGCAGGAGGCGAAAACGGGGGCCGCTACCCCGGAGCCAGCGAAGGCGGAAGCGAAACCCAAGCCCGACGATTTTGAGTCCTACGACGATTACCAGGAAGCCCTTACCAACTGGACCATCGACCAGCGCGAGAAAACGCGCCAGGCCGATGAGAGTAAGCGGCAAGCAACCGAGCAGCAGAAGGTGCAGATCAGCGCGTTCCAGGAGCGCTGCAAGGTTGTCCGGGCCCAGCACGAAGACTTCGATGAGACCCTCGAGGCGGCGCCGGCTATTTCGGCGGCCATGCAGCAGGCGATTATCGAGTCCGAGCAGGGCGCCGAGCTGGCTTACGAGTTGGCGAAGCATCCCGCTGAGATTGAACGGATCGCGAAGCTTTCGCCCCTGGCGGCGGCCCGCGAGATCGGCAAGATCGAAGCCCGCCTGGTGAAACCCGCCCCTGAACCCGAGAAGCCCCAGGTCACGCGCGCCCCGAAGCCGCCCACACCCGTATCCGCCAGGGCGGCCGCCGAACCCAGCATCAACGACGAGAAGCTCTCGTACGCGGAGTGGGAAAAGCTTCGGAACGCGCAGCTCTACAAGTAGGGCGACCAAACCGCTGCCTGAGGCAGCAGGACCCTTTCGATGGCCACCAATACCCTTTTATCGCCGACGATCATCAGCAACGAGCTGCTGCGCCGGTTCAAGAACAACCTCGGTTTCGCCTCCGGGGCTTCTCACGAGTACGACGAGAAGTTCGACAAGATCGGCGACACCTACAACCTGCGTAAGCCGGTCCGGCTGTCCGCGGTGAAATCCGCGACGCTGACCGTCCAGGACGTGACGGAAGAGAAGGTGCCGCTGACCGTAGGCACCCAGGCGCACGCCGGTTTCTCCTTCAGCTCGAAGGACCTGACCCTTACGATCGACCGCTTCGGCGATCGCTATCTCGACAGCGCCGCTGTGGCGCTGGCGAACGC